CGACCAAAACTCCTCGATGAGAACAAAACTTTAAAAGTTCAACTTTCAAAAGGTGAGCGAGTTTTGGTCGAACAGGGGCAGGGTAAGGCTGAATCTGACCTAAAAGCAGCCAAGCGTTTGCTACAAGAGGCACAAGAATCCGGAGACTCTGAGAAAGTCGCAGATGCCATCACTGAAATTTCACGCATTTCAAGAGAGCAGGAAAATTGGAAAGCGTACCAACCTAAGTACCGTGAAGAAGACATTAATAAGGAATCTGCTTTACAAGATCAGAATCTAGGTGTAAGTTATCCCCAAACTGCGCAGGCTGCACCACCTCCAGACGAAAAGGCCGTGAATTGGTACAACAGAAATTCATGGTTCGGAGTAGACGAAGAGATGACTGCAATTGCCTATGCGCAACATGAGAAATTAGTTAAATCTGGGGTAAGTCCTCAGAGCGACGAATATTACGAGAAGATTGATTCTCGGCTTCGGCAAGTTTTCCCTGACCGTTTTGAGTCAGATGGCGATGAAGATCTCGCTGCTGATAAAGAACCAGCCAAAGTGGAAAAACGCCAACAGACAACGGTGGTTTCACCGGCGACCCGTTCGACACCAAGTAAAAAAGTTACGCTCACGAAGTCTCAAGTGGCGATTGCTCGACGCTTAGGTGTCCCCTTAGAAGTTTATGCGAAACAAGTTGCTTTGCAGGAGAATAGATAATGTCAAGAATTGACCGTGAATTAGAAACTCGTGAACGTGAAACCCGTATCCGTGCTTATACTCCGCCGCAACAGTTGCCAGATCCAATCCCACAGGCAGGTTACTCATTTCGGTGGGTAAGAACAGCCATGATGGGCCAGAGCGATGCTCGTAACGTATCTATGAGCCGTCGTGAAGGCTATGAACCTGTAAAGGTTGAAGACCATCGTGAAATGGAATTGGCGCTCGATGACTCGTCTAAGGTCAGTGGAAATGTCGAGATTGGCGGTTTGATGCTTTGTAAGATTCCTACGGAAGTCTTAGAAGGTCGTCAAGCCTACTATGAGCGGTTGAATCAACAGCAGATTAATTCTGTTGATAACAACTTTATGAGGGAAAATGATTCGAGGATGCCTCTCTTTACCGAGAAAAGATCTGAGGTCAGTTTCAGTAAACGATAATCTTTAGGAGATTGATATGGCAACAACTGCCAGCCCATACGGGCTAAAACCAATCAACCTGATCGGTGGTCAATCATTCACGGGCGGTTCTATCCGTGATATTTCGATGACTACTAACAGCGCGACTGGTATTTTCTTCGGTGACCTAGTGAGACTGTTAGATGGACAGCCTTCCGCCGTTACCACTACTCCCCTTCCTTCGGAAGAGGGTCTTGTAGGTGTTTGTGTTGGTGTTTCTTACACCGATCCTACGCTGAAGTACACACAGTTTGCACAGTTCCTACCCGCCAACGCGGTAAGTGCTGGGTACACAAACATCCTGATCAGAGTTGTTGATGATCCGGATCAGTTGTATCAAGTTCAAGCCGACGGTTCCGTTACTGCTGCCAAGATTGGTAACAACGCTGAGTTAACTAACTTCAGCCAAGGTTCTACCACGACTGGTAACAGCAAAGTTTCTCTTGACCAATCCACGATTGCTAACACTTCTACGTTTGCAGTCCGTATTGTGGATCTGGTTAACGGTGCTCCAACTTTCTCAACTCCCGGTGATGCTTTCACGGATTGTATTGTCAAATTTAACTTTGGCATCCATTCGTACTATCAAGCAACCGGTAGCGGCTCGACTTGATAAGGAGATTCTAAATGGCTATTTCACGTTCGCAACTACTAAAAGAACTCCTCCCGGGTCTGAACGCTTTGTTTGGTCTTGAGTACGCACGCTACGGTGAAGAGCATAAAGAGATTTATGCTACTGAAACCTCAGAGCGTTCGTTTGAAGAGGAAACCAAGTTGTCTGGCTTCTCGGCTGCCCCAGTTAAGTCTGAAGGCGCTGCGATTGCTTATGACAACGCACAAGAGGCTTTCACGGCTCGCTATACGCACGAGACCATTGCTTACGGTTTCTCGATCACTGAAGAGGCAATTGAGGACAACCTCTATGACTCGCTCAGCGCTCGTTACACCAAAGCACTCGCTCGTTCGATGGCTTACACCAAGCAGACTAAGGCTGCTGCAATCCTGAACAATGGCTTTACCAACTCCAGCCAGTATTACGGCGGTGATGGCGTGCCCCTGTTCTCGACTCAGCACCCCCTGATCTCTGGTGGTGTTAACAGCAACCGTCCTTCCACCCCTGCTGACCTGAATGAGACTTCGTTGGAAAACGCAGTTATTCAGATTGCTGCATGGACGGATGAGCGTGGTCTGCTGATCGCTGCTAAGCCCCGTAAGTTAATCGTACCGCCCTCACTCCAGTTCGTTGCAACTCGTTTGCTTGAGACTGAACTGCGTGTGGCTACGGCTGACAATGACATCAACGCTCTGAAGAGCAACGGTTCGATCCCAGAAGGTTATACAATTAACCACTTCTTGACCGACACCAATGCTTGGTTCTTGACGACTGACGTTCCTAACGGTATGAAGTACTTTATCCGTACTCCGATGGCAACATCGATGGACGGCGACTTCGACACCGGTAACGTCCGTTACAAGGCTCGTGAGCGTTATTCGTTTGGCTGGTCTGATCCGCTCGGAATGTTCGGATCACCCGGTGCGTCGTAATTGAAGTTCGAGGGGGGCTCGTCCCCCCTCATTTATATCTAGGATTTTTAATCTTATCGACTGACCTAGCAGACTTTGTAGAGACGATAAGATGGCGTGCTACAACACAAGGAGTATTACAACATGGGTATGACTACTTTTTCCGGCCCGGTAAATAGCCCCGGTGGCTTTATTGGCCCTTTTATTTCCGCTCCAATTCCTTTTACTGGTAACTATTACTACGTAAATCCTTCTTCAGGTTTGGACGCAAACACCGGAAACTCTCCGGCTAACGCTGTTAAAACTCTGACACGGGCTCTGGCTCTGTGTACGGCAGGTAACAACGACGTTGTTTTGTTAATCAGTGCTGTTTCTGGTGGCACCACAACTTCTGCAACTCTGACTGCAAACCTTGATTGGAACAAAGACTCTACTCACCTGATTGGTGTCTGCGCTCCCACGATGGTTTCTCAGCGTGCTCGTATTGCTCCCGCTGCTGGTGCGACTTCGTTTACTCCTTTCTTGACCGTTTCAGCAAATAACTGTTTCTTTGCTAACCTGTCAATTTTTGGTGGATTTGGTACTGGCGGTGCTTCTAACATCACTGTGTCACTGACTGGTGATCGCAATGCATTTGAAAACGTATCGTTCCAAGGTCTTGCTGATGCTGCCTCTGCTGGTGGTACTGGCGCTCGTGTTATGAAGTTAGATGGTTCTTCCGAGAACACATTTACAAATTGCACAATTGGTCTTGATACGGTTCAGCGTAGTGCTGCTAACTATGCTGTTGAGTTTGCCGGTGGATCGGCACGTAACATTTTCCAAAACTGCATTTTCCCATCTTGGGCGAGCGCAGGTGGCGCAGGTGGTGCAGCCCTTTACGGCGCTGCTGCAAGCGCAATCGACCGTTATACGTTGATGGATTCCTGTGCGTTCTTAAACGCAGTGGCTTCAACTGGTACAGCAATTACCGACCTGATCTCTCTGCCTTCTTCGGCAGGTGGTATGGTTGTTCTTAAGAACTGTATTACTGTTGGTTACACTGGCCTTGGCACCGCTACTGCTCTGTCTCAGACCTACATTGATATGTCTGCTCCGAGCAACTCTGCTGGTGGCTTGGCAGTTAACCCGTCGGCCTAACGAACTGGGGGGCTTCGGCCCCCCTAGTTTAAGGAGAATGTTATGCAATATGATGTATGGATGGTGACGCCTGAAGTAGACGATAATTTTTATCGCGCTTCTGCTGCTATTGCTGGGGCGGGATCATTGACGCTACTAGCCACAACCCCGGGAATTAACGGTTACGGATTCAAAGTTACGTTTGAGGCTAATGCTGATACCTCTGGCGTTAACTTTACAATTGTTGGATACAAAGTTGGAGATACCACAGGTAACACTACAACGGAAGTTGTAACGGGCCCTAATCTAACTTCTTCTTCGACTAACTACTATTCTGGAGTTGTAAGTATTAGTGCAAGCGGAGCAACAGCCAATTTAGTAAAGATTGGTCACGACG